GGGCCGGGTTTCGATCCAGGGGGGGATGCGCGATCTGATGCAGGTCGTCGCGGCCCTCGTCCCGGACGAAGGGCAGCCCCAGCGCCCCCGCCTCTGGCAGCGGGTCTGGTGGAGCCTCGGCTCCGTCCTGCACCACAGCCGCGCCCGCGATGCGGCGCAGATCCGGTTCCACTATGACGTCTCGGACGAATTCTACCAGATCTGGCTCGATCCGCTGCGGGTCTATTCCTGTGCCTATTTCCGCGACCCGAACATGAACCTCGCCCAGGCGCAGGTCGCCAAGCTTGACCATATCTGCCGCAAGCTCGATCTGCGCCCCGGCGAGCGTTTTGTCGATATCGGCGCCGGCTGGGGTGGGTTGCTGTTCCACGCGGCCGAGAATTACGGCGTGGACGCGACCGGAATCACCCTGTCGCAGAACCAGTTCGATCACGTCTCGCGGTTGATCGAGGAAAAGGGGCTGGGGGACCGGGTTCGCGTCCTCCTTTGCGACTATCGCGACCTGACGCCCGATCAGCCTTTCGACAAGCTCGCCTCGGTCGGCATGTTCGAGCATGTCGGGCGCGCCAATATGGCAACCTATTGCCGCCGCATCCATGACCTCTTGCGACCGGGCGGCATGGCGCTGAACCACGGCATCAGCGTGACCGGCCTTGACGAGGCGATGGTCGGCGGGGGGCTTGGCGACTTCATCGAGAAATACATCTTTCCGGGCGGAGAACTGATCCATGTCAGCCAGGCCATCCGGCAACTCTCGCAAGCCGGCCTCGAGATGGTCGATACCGAGAACCTGCGCCCGCATTACGCCCGCACGCTCTGGTGCTGGTCCGACCGGCTCGAGGCGCATTTGCCCGAGGCCGAGACCGTGCTGCAAAAGACCCTTGCCCCCGAGCGCGCGGCCGAGGTTCTGCGCGCCTTCCGCCTCTACCTCGCCGGCTGCGCGCTGGCCTTCGAGGAAAGCTGGACGGCGCTTTACCAGATCCTGCTGACCCGGCCCGACGGAGTGGGCGCGGCCTCCGACCTACCAGGGACCGGCTCCTCCTATCCGTTCCGCCGCGACTATATCTATACGTCCTCACCGGGCTGAGTTCACGAAACGCCGTCTTGCACCCCGCCGCCGAAGCGGCTAAACCCGCTGCCAATGCTACGGCAACGGCGGGTTGGCGGAGAGGTTACGCAGCGGATTGCAAAGCCCCGCGTTTCTCTAGCCAAACCAAGAGCTTCCCCGAAAATAGTTATCAAGACAAACCGGGAACGACCGGTGAACATGATAACGGCATTCTGCCGCCTGAAAAGGCGACGGAAAACGAAAACCCCGGCGCGCTGGCGGGCGCAACCGGGGCTGATATCGAGGGCTTTTGGGGCCTCTTTGACAATAACCTGAACCGTCAGGTGCAGGCAAGCCGGATCGTGGAAGCGGTGCTGGATTGCGGCCCAGAGGACCGGGTTTTGTTCCTCGAAACCATCCTCGACCAGATCCGCCCCGGCTGGCCCCAGTCCTTCAACATCGACGTAATGCAAGAGGCGAGTTGGTGGGCCGACACGGCGACCCGCCCCGAGATCAAGGCCTATGCCGTGACCTGCTATCGCCGCCTGTCGCGCGAGGACAAGAAAGCCTTCCTGAACTACATCACGGGGGCTGCGGCATGACCTACATCAAGAACGACTTCGCGGATCTTGATCGCATGGACCGAGACCATATGGCGGCGGTGCCACGTTCCAACGTCAGCCTGAAAGGCAGGGCGCTGGAGTTGTCCTCGGAGATACGGCCGATTCACAAGATCAAGCCGGTTCTTAAATCTCGATATCTCGTCAAGGGCTGGCTCGACCGGGGCGCGGCAAGCGTCGTTTACGGCGAAAGCAACGTTGGGAAAACCTTCTTTGCGTTGGATCTGGCTTTGCATGTGGCCGCGGGCATGGACTGGCACGGCAATCGAGTTCCTTCAGGCGATAAGTGGGCCGGGCCGGTGATCTATGTGGCCGGCGAGGGCGGCAGCGGCATCAATAACCGCATCGAAGCCATGCGCCTCGCCAACCCCGAGCTTATGGGGCGCATCGAGGACAATGGCGACTTTTGCCTGCTGTCTACTCCCATAGACCTTTGCACAAGTGAGGACGGCGAATATCTGGCCGAAGCTATCCTTGAGGATTTCGACACTAATCCCAGTCTGATCGTCGTGGATACGCTGGCGCGGACTTTCGGCGCGGGTGACGAGAATACAGCGAAGGATATGGGCGCCTTCGTTAAGAGTATCGACCTGCTGCGCGAGGTGACCAAGGCACATGTGATGGTGATCCACCACAGCGGCAAGGACGCGAGCAAAGGCGCGCGTGGATCCGGCAGCTTGAGAGCCGCGGCGGATACCGAGATCGAACTGACCCGCTCCGAGGACGTGGTGACGGCTGAGGCGAAGAAGCAACGCGACATGCCCTGTGACGGAGTGTTCGCCTATCGCCTCAAGGGCGTGCTCCTCGGCTTCGATGAGGACGGGGATAAAGTGACCTCTGCCGTTGTGGAAGCTACCGAAGCTCCGGCCAGGCGCGCGAGGCTGAATGGCTCCGACAAGATCGGAATGCAGGCACTGTCCGATGCCATCGCTCTGCACGGCAAGGTGATGCACAGCGACATGTTCCCGAGCAATCGCAAGGTCGTCTCCCTCGACCAGTGGCGCGAGATGTGCGACCGCCACTCGCTATCGGCCGGCGACAGTCCAAGCGCGCAACGCACGGCTTTCATGCGCATCAAGACCCGCCTGCAAGACAAGGAGCAGGTTCGGATCGTGGACGGCTATGTGTGGCGCGTTCTGGCCGAGGATAAGGCGTCACAACCGTCACAGAGCGTCACAAGTGACAATCGTGACGCAGGTCACGCCACCGTCACATCCGTCACACCCCCCTATAAGGGTGTGACGTGTGACGCAGACCCCAGCCAAGAACAGGAAGGTCGCGTATGATCATTAACCGCACGCCCATCTCCGAAGATGCGCCTTTCTTCCTTGAGGACGTGAAGGCTCATACCCGCGTCTCTCACGATGGCGAGGACGCCAGCATTTCCCAGATGGGCTGGGCAGCGGCACGCGAGATCGAGGCGCATTGTGCGCTGGCGCTGCTGACCCAGACCATCACCGTCACCATGAACGAATGGGGATGCGTGGTTGCCCTGCCCATTGGGCCTCTGGATGTGGTGGCCTTGGATGATCACCCGATCACCGTTCAGACGCGCGAGCCTGATGGATCGCTGATCACTTGGCCTCAAGGCTGGTGGGTGGATGCCGGGCGCTACCCCGTGCTGCACCTGACCGACCGGCAGTTCATGGATGGCACGGCGCTGATCGTGAACTACCCGGCTGGCTTCGGCTCGGCAGCGGCAAGCATCCCCGATGATCTGCAACTCGCGATCAACGATCAGGCTGCAGCCTTCTTCGATATGCGCGGCCCCGAGGACGGCAAGCAAGGGCTATCCCTGGCAGCATCTCGCATCGCGGCGCGTCACCGCAGGGTGGCTGTAGCATGAGCGGCGCTGTGCGGGCCACTGAGGGGCGTAATGGTGTGAAGGCGTCTACCACACCTCGCAAGCGCAAGGCGGCTCCTGCGGGCGCTGTGGGCCTGTCTGGTGCCAATGCCCCGGTTTCGGCTGACGGTGTGAACCGGCAGCGGACTGTTCTTCACGCGCGTTCCGAAGATCCCGCCGAAAAAACACTGTCGTTCATCCGCACTTTGCGCGTTCCCGAGGGGCCTTTGCACGGGCAACATTTCCAGCTGGCTCCGTTTCAGGAGGACTTCATTCGGGGCGTTCTAGCCGACGACACGATGACCGCCATGCTTTCCGTTGGCCGGGGCCAAGGCAAATCCATGCTCTCGGCGGCTCTGGCTCTGGCGCATGTCATGGGCGTTTCTGACGATCAGCCGAGGCGGCAGGTCATCATCGCGGCCCGCACCAAGGAGCAAGCCCGCATCGCTTGGGAATATGTGCAGGCAATCGTCGGGCAGATGTCCGAGGAAGATCAGGCGCTGTTCACCTTCCGGCAGGCTCCCCGGCTGGAAATCAGCTATGAGGGCGCGGGCGAGGGTATGATCCGGGCGGTTGCGGCTGATGCCAAGAACCTCTTGGGGCTTAGCCCGACGCTCATCATCGAGGACGAATTCGGCCATTGGCATCCTGACAAGGGGATGCAGCTGCATTCGGCGCTGGAAACCTCGGCGGGCAAGCGGCGGGCCAAGACGATCATCATCAGCACAAGCGCGAGTGATGACACTCACCCGCTTTCGCAACTATTGGACAACCCCCCGCCTCATTCGTTCATCATCGAGTGCCGCGCACCTCTGGGTCGGCCAGCCGACGACCTGGACGGCATCAAGGCGGCGAACCCCGGCGCTGAACATGGCATTGGCCCGTCGCTGGAATGGCTGCAATCACAAGCCCGCGTGGCAATCCAGCGGGGCGGGCAGGCGCTCACCGGCTTCCGCTTGTATTCGCTCAATCAGCGGGTTTCCGACGCGGGCAAGGCGCAGCTTGTGACTGCTGACGAATGGCAGGCTTGCGAGGTGACGGAACTACCCCCGCGTGAAGGTGACTGCATTATCGGTCTCGACCTCGGCGGCTCTCGTTCCATGTCTGCGATTGCGCTTTATTGGCCGACCTCGGGCCGGCTAGAGGTGCAGGGGGCGTTCCCCCAGAAACCGGGCCTTGCCGATCGGGGCGAGGCTGACGGCGTAAAGGACCGCTATGTGCAGATGGAAGCACGGGGCGAGCTTCTGACCTCGGGCGAAAGCACTGTGCAGGTTGGCCCTTGGCTGCGGCAGGTATGGGCCGATCTGGTGCAGGACGCGCAAGTCGTGGCGCTGTGCTGCGACCGTTACCGGCAGGCCGAGTTGCTGGACGCCCTGGCGGCTGCTGGCATCCGCGTCCCAGTCGTCTTTAGGGGGCAAGGCTTCCGCGACGGCGGGCAGGACGTTGAAGGATTCCGTAAGGCTGTCTTTGACGGCGAGGTGCAGACCGTCGAATCCCTACTTCTGCGCTCGGCGGCGATGGACGCGCTTGTCGTGGTGGACGACTCCATGAACGCAAAGCTGACGAAAGCCAGATCACTAGGCCGCATCGACGCCATTGCAGCATCCACCCTTGCCGTTGCGGAGGGCCAGAGGCGCAAGACCGCACCTCTGCGGAAAGCGAGGGTGGCATGGGCGTGACGCGCGACGAATGGCGGCGCTACTCCCGGCCCGTCCTCAGAACTAAACGCTGGAAGATGCTGCGGCAGATCATCCTTGAGCGGGATGGCTGGGCCTGCGTGGACTGCGGCACCCGCAAGGGACGGCTGGAAATCGACCATATCGAACCCGTGCGGACGACCCCCGAACGGGCCTTCGATCCGGCGAATTGCGCCACTCGCTGCTCTTCCTGCCACACCAAGAAAACCCGGATCGAGTGCGGACACGCGCCGATCATCATTACCCCCGACCGTGAGGCCTGGGGGCGTGCTGTTGCCGATCTGGCGACAAATCCCAACCCGGCAACATGAGGAAATCACATGCTGGATTCTGTGCGACTGCAACGGCGACAGTCTGAAATTCGCCAAGAACTCTCGGGTCTGGTCGGCAAGACCGACTCGACCGAGGATGAAATCCGCTCCATCGAGAAGCTGGACGCGGAATATCGCGGCAACGAAACCAAGTATCGGGCGGCGCTGATTGCCGAGGATACCGAGCGGCGCGAGGCCGGCGCGGATCTGGAAACCCGCTCCGACCGCGAGTTTGCCGATCTTCTGGGCCGCTTCGAGCTTCGCCAGGTGGCGCTGGCTCTGGACGAGGGCAAGGCGCTTTCCGGGGCGACGAAGGAGATTGTCGATGAACTGCGGGCCGCTGGCGGCTATCAGGGCATCCCGGTTCCGCTGGCGGCGCTGGAAACCCGTGCGGGCGAAACCGTCGCGGCTGACCAGATCAA